AAGGACCCGAGCAGCGGGCCGTCCGGGATCACCGGCACCCTCGCGGCCACGCAGGCCGCGAATACGCTTGCTTCTGGCGCTGCGGTCGCCGTCCACGGCACGCTCAGCAAGACACAGGCATCCGGATCGGTATCCGCCTCGGGCACGCTGCGTATCACGGGTTCGCTGGCGCGCACGCAAGGCGTGAACACGCTGGCAGCCGCCGCGCATGTGGCAGTCCGCGCCACGCTCGCGGCAGCACAGGCCGGCAATACGCTGGTGGCGACCGGCTCCGCAACAAGCGGCATCGTCGGCAGTCTGTCCGCTACGCAGGCACCACAAACGCTGGCGTCCGCCGGGCACGTCAAGGCAACCGGTGCACTGCACGCCACGCAAGCGGCGCAGACGGTCGCGGCGCATGGCGCGGTCGCGATCCACGGCGCGCTGTCGGCTACGCAGGCCGCACAGTCACTGGTTGCCCGCGGCAGCACCGAAAACGCGATTGCTGGTGAACTGGACGTCACCCAGGCGTCGCAGACGGTCAGCGCGAGCGGGCACGTTGCGATTCATGGCGGCCTGAGCGTCACGCAAGACAACAACGCGCTGGCGGCACTGGGCGCGGCGGTCATTCGCGGTGCGCTGAACGCCCACCAGGCGTCCAACACGCTGCAGGCATCCGGTTCGGCGCCACGGCTACCGATCATCGGCCAATTGGCGGTCACGCAAGCCTCGCAAACGCTGCAGGCATTCGGCGAGACCACCGCGTTCTTCATCGCGTCCGGTCGCCTTGTGCTGCTGGCACCGGAAAACCGCACGGTGCTGCTGCCCGCCGAACCTCGCACGATCCTGCTGGAAGCCTGACATGGCCCTGAAATACACGCCGCCACTCAGCCCCACGGACACGTCGGTCAATCACGGCATCGACTTCTCCGACGTGCTGGCGCCCGATGCCACGCTGGCCAGTGTCAACGTGGAGTCGTCCGGCGACGTCGTGACCGTGGCCGGCGGCTCGGTCGGCGATGGCAAGCGCGCCTCGTGCGTCGCGCAGTTCAAGCTGACATCCGTGGCACCGGGCAGCGCGATCGTGACCGCCTCGATCATCGACTCGGCCGGCGAATCGCTGGCGCGCTCGATCCTGGTGCCGGTGGTGGCGACGCCATGACCAAGGGACTGGAGCTGGATCGGGCGAGGCTGGTGCCGCTGATCCTTGAGCGCATCGAGAACGGCACCGAGACCATTACCGCGATTTGCAACAGTTACGGCATGGCACGGTGCACGCTCAATTCCTGGCGGGCTGCGGACGCGGATCTCGATGCCTCCGTTCGAAATGCCAAGCGTCTCGGGTGCCATGCGATTGCCGACGAATGTCTGGCTATCTCGGACACCCCATTGCTCGGCGAGGAATGCGAATACGACGACAAAGGCAACCTCGTCAAGCGCAAGGTGTGCGACATGCTGGGGCACCGGAAATTCATGGTCGAAACCCGCTTGAACCTGATCAAGAAGTGGATGCCTGACGTGTACGGCGACAAACATGCAATCGACCACTCATCCACGGACGGCACGATGTCTCCGAAGCCGGTCATGTCGAAGGAGGAGCTTCGTGACGCGGTGAAGGACGTCGTCGGGAAGTTCTGATCGTGCTGCAGCTGACACCGAAGGAACGGGCTGCCGCCACGATCGCCGCTTCGGCAGACCTCTACACGTTCACGCGATGGATGTTCTACCAGCGCCGGGGCTACATCTGGCAGCGTGCAGCGCATCACTCCATCGTTTGCGACGCGCTGATGCGGGTGTTCCGTGGCGAATGCAAACGCCTGATCATCAACATCCCGCCGCGGTATTCGAAGACCGAGATCGCGGTGGTGAACTTCATCGCCTGGTCGCTGGGGCAGGTTCCAGACGCGGAGTTCATCCACACCAGCTACTCGGGGAAGCTCGCCACCGGCAACGCGTGGCAGACCCGCGAACTGGTGCAGTCCGAGGCTTACCGGGAGATTTTCCCGGAGGTCGAGCTACGCCACGACAGCGCCGCCAAGGACGAATGGCGCACCACGAAAGGCGGGTGTATCTACGCGGTCGGCGACGGCGGCACGATCACCGGCTATGGCGCCGGCAAGCACCGGCCCGGGTTTGGTGGCGCGATCATCATCGATGACCCGCACAAGGCAGACGAGGCCCGTAGCGACACGATCCGCAGCGGCGTGATCGAGTGGTTCCAGAACACACTGGAAAGCCGCAAGAACGATCCGCAGAACACGCCGATCATCCTGATCATGCAGCGCCTTCACGAGCGAGACCTGGCGGGCTGGCTGCTCGATGGCGGCAACGGCGAGCACTGGGATTCGCTGGTGCTGCCGGCGATCAGCGACGACGGAACGGCGCTCTGGCCGGAGAAGCACGGTATCGAGGACCTGCGGCGGATGCAGACGGCCTCGCCGTACACCTTCGCCGGGCAGTACCAGCAGTCGCCGTCCGCACCGGAAGGCAACGTGATCAAGCCGGACGCGCTCCAGGTGATCGACGCGCTGCCGGCGGAGGGGCTGATGTGGGTGCGCGCATGGGATCTGGCGTCGAGCGTGCCGGTGCATGGCAGCGACCCGGACTGGACGGTGGGAAAGAAGTGGGCGAAGGACCGCGAGGGGCGGTTCTACATCGCCGACGTGGTGCGCTTGCGTGGCACCGCGGATGAGGTCGAGGCGGCGATCGTCAACACCGCCAAGCGTGACGGCAAGGCTGTGCAGATTTCGCTACCGCAAGACCCGGGGCAGGCCGGCAAGTCGCAAATCCTTTACCTGACCAAGAAGCTCGCCGGTTTCCGGGTGACCTCCAGTCCCGAGACCGGCGACAAGATCACGCGCGCCGAACCGATGGCCGCGCAAATCAACGTGGGGAACGTCAGCATGCTCAAAGCACCATGGAACGATGCCCTGGTGGCGGAAATGCGTGTGTTCCCCAACGGCACCCACGACGACCAGGTCGACGCGGGAAGCCGGGCGTTCAACGAACTGACGGTCAAGCGCGCGCCGATGAAGGTGAGCGCCGACCTATTGAGGCGCGTCAATGCTCGCTGACTGGTTCCGCCGCAAACGATCGGAAGCCGCGCCGGCCCCAGCCAAGGCCCCGCGTCGTCGCGTCAAGGTGACGACGGCCGCCATCCTGCAGGCCCTGGCCGAAAAGGACGCCGCCGAGCGCGTCCAGCACACCACGTACGTGCCGATGCCCGGTGTCATCCCTGCCGATCAGCAGCAGTCCGCGCTGGCCATGGACGACATGCCCTACGGCAGCATTTACAGCATGAGCGGTACCGGACTGTACGGGTCGTTCCCGGGCTACCCGGTGCTGGCCGAACTGGCGCAGCTGCCGGAATACCGCAAGATGGTCGGCACCATCGCCGACGAGATGACGCGCAAGTGGATCAAGATTCAATCCACCGGCGAGGGCGACCAGTCCGGCCGGATCAAGGATCTGGAACAGGCGCTGATCACGTTCAAGGTGCGCGAGATGTTCCGGGCGGCGACCGAGCATGACGGGTTCTTCGGGCGCGGCCAGATCTTCATCGACGTGAAGAAGCCAGGCGGCGGTGCGGCCACGGATGACCCGGACGAATTGAAGGCGCCACTGTTCGTCTCAGGCAAGAAGATCGCGAAGGACGGCTTGAACGGGTTCACGGTGGTCGAGCCGATGTGGACCTATCCGGCGCAGTACAACGCGACGAACCCGCTGAGCAAGACGTTCTATCGGCCCGACGCCTGGTACGTGATGGGCAAGACCGTGCATCACAGCCGCTTCCTGATGCTGATCGCGCGCCCCGTGCCGGACATGCTCAAGGCGGTCTACAGCTTCGGCGGCCTGTCGCTCTCGCAGATCGCGATGCCCTACGTGAACAACTGGATCCGCACGCGCGACAGCGTGTCGGACACCGTGCATTCGTTCTCGATGTCCGGCATCGCCACGAACATGGAATCGGAACTGAGCGAGGGCAGCGGGGCCGCGCCGTTCGATAGCGTCACCGGCAGCAGCCTGATCGACCGCGCCAAGCTATTCAACGCGCTGCGCGACAACCGCGGACTGATGATCACCGACAAGACGTCGGAGGAGTTTTTCCAGTTCAACACGCCGCTGTCCGGCCTCGATGCGCTGCAGGCGCAGTCGCAGGAGCAGATGTCGGCCGTCAGCAACATCCCGCTGGTGAAGCTGCTGGGTATCCAGCCCGCCGGCCTGAACGCGTCCTCTGATGGCGAAATCCGGGTGTTCTACGACTGGATCCATTCGCAGCAGGAGAAGCTGTATCGGGAGCCGTTGACCAAGGTCATGGAGATCGTGCAGCTGGCGACGTTCGGCAGCATCGACCCGGACCTGACCTTTGACTTCGAGCCGCTTTACCAGCTGTCCGACGTGGAGAAGGCGACGGTGCGCAAGACCGACGCCGAAAGCGATGCGGCGCTGGTCAATGCCGGCATCGTCTCGGCCGAAGAGGTGCGCACGACCCTGGCCGGCGACCCGGACAGCCGCTATGCCGCGATCGACCTGAACGTGGACCCGGCGCCACCCGATGACGACGACAGCGAAGGGGAGGAAGGGGAGGGTCAGGAAACCGCGGACAACAAGGGCGCCGGGAAGTAAGCGATGAGCAAGGTCAAGGCGGCACGCAGCGTCGTGAAGAAGCAGACGCCAGCACCGCTGCCTGTCGTGCATGGCAACGCCGGCATCCAGGCGTGGTACCGCCGGCAGCTCGAACGCGCGGTGGCGGAGATGCACAAGTCGTTCGTCTACTGGCTGAGCGCTGCATACAAGGCGAACGGCCTGGCCCAGGATGCGGCGGACGGTGGCGCGGCGACGAATCTGCGACTGGCCGTGAACAAGGTGGGTCGGCGCTGGGAGAAAGTGTTCGACAAACTGGCGGAAACCCTCCCGAAGAGCCTGGCCGATCGCATCCTGCAGCATTCGGACAGCGCGCTGGGCAACGGGCTGCGCGGTCAAGGCTTCATGGTCAAGTTCACCATGTCGGCACCGATGAACGACGCGTATCGCGCGGTGATCGGCGAGAACGTCGCGCTGATCAAGTCGATCGCCTCGCAGCACCTCACCGACGTCGAGGGGCTGGTGATGCGCTCCGTGGCGCGCGGGCGCGACCTGGGCTCGCTGACCAGCGATCTGCGCAAGCGCTACGGCATCACGCAGCGCCGGGCGGCCTTTATCGCGCGGGACCAAAACGCGAAAGCAACGTCGGTCATGCAGGCGGCGCGGCAGAAGGACATCGGCATCACGCAGGGAACGTGGCGGCACTCGCATGGCGGGCGCACGCCGAGGCCATCGCACCTGAAAGCGGACGGCAAGACGTTTGACCTGGCGAAGGGCATGTTCCTCGATGGCGAGTGGGTGATGCCCGGCGAACTGCCGAACTGCCGGTGCGGGTGGACGCCGCACATCACTGGTTTCGATGACTGATTTCCTCACCCCGCCTCGGCGGGTTTTTTATTGCCGAGGTTCCCGATGACCACCACCGACCGGCTCGCCATCGATCGCGCCAGCGTGCGGCGTAGCTCGCTCGACGGCTATCTGCACGTCGAG